TCTTATTCTCCATTTCATCAACCCACTCACATACTAACTCCCATGTATACTCGACATCCTCACGCTTTAATCTGCTGTAACCAATCATACCACCGTACACCATCGCATACATAAATCCTGATGTAGTTTCGCCATCGTTAAACTCGTGAAGCTTCTCAATGGCTAACTGATTAAATTTAATTCCGTACTCTTTGCCGTTTAGTTTGATTTTCATTTTATTTGTTTTTAAAAATAGTTAATTTGATTGACTCAATTACAAGCCAATCAAATTAACCTATGTTATAAATTATGCTTCAATACTTAATGAAGGAACTCCTACGGGCTGTATAGTGCCCGTGAATGTCCCTATAGAATCGAATGCATATGTTGAGCTTAATTCAGAAAAGAAGCCTACACCAACTTCTACTTCATCACCTGCTACTGGTGCTACAGGTGCAATTTTCCATGCAAATTGTGACTTACCTCTCAATAAAACCCTTAGGTCTGTACCACTGATTTTACCACTATCAGGGTCTTGTAAATGCTGACCTTCAAAAGAATAAGACAATTCTAATGTACCAGGACTTTTATCCGGTCCACATGCTGAAGCTGCATCTACTACTGTTACTGAATCAGCTTTGCTTACTGAAGTTAAACATACTACTGTGTCGTATGAACTACCACCTGCTGGATCAATGAATAATAACATTGTACCACCGGCTACTTTGTGTTCTGCCATTTTATTTAAGTTTTAATTTGTTATGAAATTACGAAAATATCTTGTTTAAATATTAATATTCTTGAAATAAATACTTTGCCTCCCAAATTGCCAAATCTTTCTGTTCTATCTGTTTGTAAGGTCAAATTGCACATTTGCAATCCAAAGGCTGATAAATCTATGTTGTCAACCCCTTGTGGCTTTATTGCGCTTATAATTGCCCCACACGCTGTATTTAATGTTTTGCTGTTGTTGTATTTGTACTCCCAACTATGTACGCTTAATTGTATTGTAAGATTTACATCTGATGTATTTGCTGTACTTGTCTCAGTTGATGTAGCATCATTAATTACACAATAAATCTTATGCTTCACATCATCTGGCTCCTCACCCTCATAAACAGGAATATCTAACCCATCTATTATCTCATAGTAAGCTTGTAATATTGCGCTGTTTACATCTCTCATAACTTAAATATTGCTCTTAAATTTTTTCTTAGTACTGGCAATGTTTTTTGTACTGATGGATAAATATATGGCCTTGCTTTTACTCCTTCTCTTAATATTTTTAATGCTGTTACATAAGCATACTTAGGATCCATTTTACCTGTTCTATTTGCCCAACCAATAAGAGACTCTACAAACTGCTGAAAAGTTGAACCAGTTTTACCCTTAAATGTAGCAGCATAAGCTTGCCAATCTGCTGGCAATGAACCAACATAAGCTGCTGCATACTTTCTAGTTCCAAACTCTACATATGCTCCATATTTAGCTGCCACTCTTACACTCGCTGAACCTTCACCATAATATGGCTTAATTGAATTCTTTAATAAACCCTCATCACTACTATTCGCACTAACTAAACTAATCGCATTTTGTGATGTCGTATCTGCCCACTCGTTTAGTTCAGCTTGCACTTGTTGCTTTGCATCAGATGCCAACTTATCAAACTTTTTTATTAATGTGTCTATGCCTTTTACTTCTAATTGCATTAGTAATAAAGTATTGTTGCGACCTCGTTAAGTTCAAAATATGCACCCCATGTAAACTCACCTGTTGCACTGTTGTATAATACCTCTTTGCCCACTGGACTACCTGCAGTAATTACTAGATATTGGATGCCATCCTTAAACGCACCAAATACATTTTTGCCAACCAATCCATTGTAAGTAAATTGATACTCACCACCATCAGCAATGTAGTTGTATACTTTTATGTTTCCTGTGTCCATTGGTGCATCTGAATTTATTGATTCATCTAACTTAGTAGCCTTTATATATTCAAAAGACTTTGCGCCCTCATTTCTTATCTGTATTGAATTAATCTTGTAAAATTGTGATTCATACTCTATCACATCATTACTTCTCGTTGGTCGCTCACGCTCATACCTTAAAATAAAGTTTTGATCATAAGTCCATTGATTCTGATCATAACTCTTAGCCGTTGAGCCATCCCTTTGCTCAGCATCCGCCCACTTTGACCAACTACCAGTAAGTACACTAACCAACCCACCAAACTCATTTAAGCTAGTTGTGTATCTGTTTATAGTAACTCTACGATTTAATTTATACACGCTTAAATAGGTTTAATAATGTCTTAGCTATTGGACTAATGTCATCTGTTGCAACCGCTCTATTATCGTACAAATAATACACCTGGTTAAGTAATGCCGTTTTTAATACATCAGGTAATGTTGTGTAACCTGTTGTGTAATCAATGGTAATGTTGTTGTTATATGGTGTTCTAAGTCTCTTAAACTTATTGCCACCTAATGTATAATCTAAATCCAATACCAACACTCTGCCGTTATCATCCTCAACACTATTGATGGCTATCATTGGACCATATGGAATGTAAATGTCTCCATTGCTATTGTTAAGCACTGCTACTACATCATGCTCTACAAACCCTACACCAGTGTAAGCTTCACACATTTGCCTTGCTGCCGTAATCAATACATTTATCAAATCATCATCAGTACTAATATCAATCTTACAAAAGTTTTTAGCCTCAGTTAATGTAACCGGCTCAGCTATTACCCCATCTTGAAATTGAACATCTAAAACACTATTGTACTCTAACATGACTATTTAATTTTAAAAAGCCCCACCCCGTAGGGCAGGGCCTTTATATTCATCATCAAACAAACAAACCTATTTACTATACGTTTCCGAAATCAGCATATAAAGCTGATGCAGGCATCATTAAGTTAACATCTTCAAGACACTCAATACGTGCAGTGATTAAGTTTTTAGTGAAGTTGTCTGCGTCTTCCATTGAGAACTCAACAGTGATAGCTTCGGTCTCAACACGCTCAAGATAATCTCTATCGATAATCAAAATCTTATCATCAGTTACCCAAGATGCTGGCAAGATTGGTGTTCCGCTAATTGCAACGTTTCCGTTAACACTTGACAAGATACCACCAGAACCTTGATAGTAACCATTAACATACAAAAGCTTATTTAAACGTGCTAATTGTGTGTGTGATACTAAAGCATAAGATGCGTTATAGTTAGCTGTCATTTGAGCAGCAATAGCATCAACGATGAATTTAACATCATCAGTCTCAGCAGATGCAGTTGAACCAGTTGCAGCAGCACTAACAGTAGAAAAGAATGTAGCATTTTCAACCTTGTAGAAATCTCTCAATAACAATCTTGGTAAAGTTGTTTGCATAAATGGTAATTGCTTAGCCATTTGCTTTGAAAAACGCGCAAAACCTGCAATGTAATCTTCTACAATCTTAATCTCTGATAAATCGTAATCTACTTGACCTTTAGATGCTCCCTCAGTTTGTACTGCAATTGCACCCTCTCCACCAGTCTCACGATATTGTACATAAAGTCCAGTACCGCTTATTGAAGTTGGCATTAAATCTCTAAAGTTGATTTTTTGAGATGGCAATAAAGCTTGAGTAGCAGCATAAGTAGCAACACCATCACCAGTCAAGTTATTTGACAAAGTCATGTTTCCTACAGCCTTGATCTCCATTCTGAATGGCTTACCCTTCTTTACGTTTTGGATCTCATCAAAGTTAGCCTCTAAGCCTTCGCTGAATAACTCACCAAATGACTTTTTCTCCATCTTTCCACCTGATGCAGACTTAACTCTAGTTTGCAACAAATCAAATCCTTTTAAGATTGCAGCTTGCTCAGCCTTTAATTTGTTAAACTCTTCAGTCATAGCTTTTACAGCCTCAGCTGAATCACTACCGTTACCAAATGCGTTGATTTTCTCATCAACCGCTGTTACTACTGATTTTAATTGATCAGCAATCTCAGATTTAGTTTTTTCAGATATTGAAGTTTCAAGTGTTGACTTTAACGCTTCCAATTCTGACATTAATTCTTTCTTTTCCATGTCTTTATGGTTTTTGTAATTTGATTAAATTTTATTTCTAAACGCTCTTATAATGTCCAATGTGTCATCTACTGGCTGAATGGTCCCGCCCGGTTCAGTAGTGTTTGATTTCATATCGCATATTAATTGAGCTAATTGTTTACTATGCAATAACAACATCTGTATTGTATCATCAGTTGCTGTTGTGTTTCTGCAAAACTTCTCAATAGCTGCAGTCTTAGCAACTATCATATCTACATCTAAATTCTTATCCCCTTTTAAAGATGTGATTGGTGTAAGCGCATTAGCACCCCATGCCGTTAATGAACTGCCCTCATATAACTTTACCTCAGTAATTTCAAATTGTCCTAATGATGGATTGCGTAAATAGTTTTCATAGGATTGGACTTGGTTACGCTTAATTATTTTAAACCCAATTGAATGCTCTGTTATCAACCCACTCTCAACCATCTTAATAAAGTCTTCACCGCCCTCGTGTGTTCCTACTTGACTCTCATAATATAATCCGTACTCATCCTCTCTCAATGTCAATAACTTGCCTAAAGGTTGTGATGGATCGTGATTAAGTAGATGCTTAATTCTTGGTTGTGATGATGCTGGCCCCTGCTCATTTATTGTCTTAGTAAATGCTCCAGGCTTCATAATGTCGCCATCACTATCTACATTATTGAACTTGCTAAAATACCCTGTAACAATGCCCTGAATCGGATTCATATCCATTATCTCAGATACTATTGATACATCCTTTATGTTGTATATGCTGTTCATTGGTATAAAGTTACAAATTTATTTTAATTATTAAACCAAATTTTTTTGCACCTGGTAAGGGATTCGCACCCTTATCTTCCTACTATGTAAGAGCGTTTCCTATTGTTGGTATTCATTCCCAATTACGCCAACCAGGTGTATTATCTTCTAATTATTCTGCCGTTCCTATCTCGCTTAGCATTGAATGCAACAGTACATCTACAATTAACGACTTCCTCAGCTGGAACTGCTAACCCGTTTGGTTGCTGTCTTACACCAGGTTGCATCATTCCAATGTCTCCAAGCTTGGCATTTGTCAAAGTAAATGGTGTCTCAATTGGTAGCCTTGTACCATCAACCATTTTATGATCATGCCTTGTACGATTATCCTTCACCGCTATCCATACTTTCTCCATTACATTACCACTCTCATTAGCGTAAATCATAGCCGCACCATTTGCACTGGTAACCGTTTCAGTCCTTGCTATCCTTCTTGCTCTCATTGCATTGAATGCCGGACTAACTAACAACTGCCTTACTATATCATCAAATGAGGCACCAGTTATTGCTGCATCACTTAACACCTGTTGTATAAATGATGTGCTGTAACTTGTCATTAAGCTTGCATCATTAAGCAAGTCAATGCCATAGTATTGATTCATCAACTCCACTATTCTTTCATTAAATCCCATCTGACCAGTAACAAACGCATCATCTGCTTTTATTGATTCAACCCTTGTAACTCTTGCCCATGCTGGCCCTACAGTCTTATACAATGAAACTAAAACCTCATAAATTGGGAACACTGGCAATGTCATAGGATCCTGTGTCTTTACAAATGCATCCAATTGAATCTTTAATGCTTTATGAAACTTAGGCTCATACATTTTCTCATAACGCTGTTGAAACTTATTCCACTTATTCCAATATGCCTGTTGTTCCTGTTGTGTCATAAACTAACTGTTATGCTTAATCCGGTATTCCCGAATTTGTTTGCCAATGCTTTCTTTATTTGCTCCACCTTCCACTCTCTTTGTTGCTTCTTTAATGGACATGATGGAACTGGTAACTCACTGATCAACATCAATGAAACTTTACTGTGTATCATCTGTGTAATTTGCTCTATACTTTTTTCCATTATTACATTGGTAAATCAGCAACATTTATGCTTAAATCGGTAATATATTGTTTACCTGAATCTATTATAATTTGATTCATTGCCTCCTCATCTATCATTTCAAAATCTTGTATTTCACGTTTCTCATTTGGTGTTATCCACCACATTGCAGATAATGCCTCAGCTTGTGTTTTCATATCATCCTGCATAGCCGGTATGTCGCTGATGTCTATCTCTATGGTTCTATTAATCCCATCTTGATACATTGGCAATATGCCTCTTATCAATGCATCCCTAAACAAATGTATGTTTGGAAGTATTGAATTTGTATACAACATCTTTAAAGCCGTATTCATGTTGTTGTATGTACTGCTATCAGTATTATTAAGTAACACCTCAGGGAACTTGTAAGCATTGCAAATCTTTGTGAAGTCTATCTTTTGTAAATCACTTACCTCCATATCTGCTAACTTCAATCCCAACTCTAAATATCCCATCTCACCCGCTGCGAAGTATGGCGCACCTTTGTTACTGCTATTCTTTAGATACTTTGCAAAATCATTCTTGCGCTGTCCTAATTCCTCAACTGCAAAATCAGCTTTTTCAAACACAATACCCGGTATGCCACCATTCTGCATTTGTGCTACTGATGCATTCATTCCAGCATCCAATCTAGTTACACGCTTAGTCAACACCTGCAATGGGCTAAGTCCTCTGAACTGCTGACCATTGGTAATGGTAGGATTGTAATACTTTACGTGTATAATATCATCAGTTGTAAACTTGCCATCAAATCCTACATCAAAGTATCTATAGCCAACTACATTTTGTGGGAAACTATCACTAACCAACACCGTTACATTTTGATTGTTTAATGCATGCAATGTAACCATACCGGCATTTGGTCCTAACTCCAACACTTCTTTATACAAAAACAACTCACCAGTAATGTAGAGTATCGTGTAGTATTTAATCTTATCCTCATAGCTGATGCCATCTAACATTTTCATAAAAATATCATCAGGCTGTAAATCCTGCAGTGCTTTAGTCTTGTAGTACTTCTTTTGTATACTCTTAAAATCATGTCTCTTATAACCCTTCATTGCATTATCATCCACAACCTCATAACCATAAAATGGAATACGTGCAGCAGTCTCAGCCAAGTAACTGATCACTGAGTAAATATCATCAATTGTTGTGTACTGGTTGATTGCTTCAATAGTTTGCCAACTTGGAAATATGGCATTACTAGCGTTGATGGTCATACCCATCATGTTATTTACTGCCTTAGTTTTGGTTTCTTTTTTGCCAAATAACTTATCAATCCATTTCATATGCAAACACCATTTTAGGTTTAAACTCAAATATCTCTCTCATCATAAACATATCCAATAAATCCGGGCTATCCCCATTAAGCTTTATCTTCATCTCATCCTTGCCAATGATTCTAAGCTTACCATCATAATCACTCTTATCACGCTTGATAGCCTTACGCTCATACATAAATCTTTGTTTGACTGTCATTGTGCTATCGTACATCTTACTAGCTACATGCTTGTTAATCTTCATCCTACCCATACTAACTGCGTTGCCTGTACGATAGTAACACTGTGTCTTTAGGTTCATGTAGTTCTCCTTTATCAACCTTCCTGATGCCTCATCCTTTACACTCATTGCTGATGCCCCACCATTGAAAGGAACTGCACCACGAATAAACCCATCAACATAACTACCTACACCATCTGCGTCATAACAAATATACCGATTTTCTACTGAATACTTTTGAGCCATCCTATTAATTAAATCTATCACTTGCTTACCATCACTCTTATCCATTATCTCAATGTCCATCAGCTCCATTCCTTCCCAATAACCCACAACAAGCTTATTGCTTCCCTTCATGGCTATATCAGCTGTAATGTATCTGCCTGTCTTATCAACACCTTTAATATTCTCAAACATTCCTACAAATGCATCATAGTCATACACATCATTAGGGCTATTGCTTACCTTCCATCTGCCCTCCAACAACTGACGCCTGGTGTCCTCATCTTGGCTCAGCAAATTACCAGGATAAGATGGATCATGTTTCAACCCTTCCTTGTTATCGTAGATGCTACCACTCACAAACGTAATGGATTTGATGAAGTCTCTAGCCGTTAAGCCTGATGCATCTATCATAGGCTTAATGATATGCTCAGCTTTATCATACACTTCATCATAGCTATCACCCCAAATGTAATCATTGCCATACTTGATAAAGTATCTTAGCTTACCTCTACGCTCCAGTATTGGAAAGCCAGTATCTGCATCTATCCACCAACTGATCAACTTATACACCCATGATTCAGGATCAGGGTTACATGTTGCCCTAACATATGGCTTCACACTGCAGGCAGAACGGTTACGTGATAGCAAATAAAAAAACATAGACTCAGTGAAATGTGTTAACTCATCAAAGCCAAGAAAGGGAATCTGCGCACCTTGCCAATCATATTTATTTTTCTCATACTCCAAATGTCTAAATGATATCTTTACTCCTGATGGAAATTTCCAATCTAAAGAGGACTCCCTTGCATCACCCTTAACTATTGGGTAAAGCTTTGTACTGGTGTCCCATAAGCCACCCTCGTTTCTAATCTGTACGCTTGTCCTACGGAATATCACACCACCAAATCCTTTTATGTCTATGTGTCTTATTGGATCTAATAGCAATGCAAATGTCTTACCAACAAATGCAGCTGCACCACCTATCACAATGTCTGCACCGCTTGATAGTGCAATTGTTTGGTAACCTGGTTGAGGTCTTATGTAGTTGATGTTATACTGTTGGCTCAATGATTTCGTCTATTGGTTTAATGTAATTATCCCTACCATTATCGGGCAGTTGTATTACTTCAATTGTTTTTATGTCCTGTTCTACGTTCATCTGTATCATATCAGTAGGTTTGCCTACACCATGCTCCCAGCAGAACTTAATTAGTGCTGGTTCATCTGATCCTAGCAATTGTATAAAGCCAGCTTGAATACTGCCATAGTATTCCTCTATAGCTTTTAGTGCTATATTCTGAACATTAATCTCATATTCTTTTGACTTCCTTCCCAAAATAAACTATAATTTAATTCAGTATAAAATTACTTAATTTTCTAGACATAACGATAATTAAATGACTTCTTAACTAATTCTAAGGCTTTTTTACGGTCTATTAGCAATACATCCTTCATCTCGTATATGTCTTTAAATATCGTGCCACTACTGACCTCTAAAATAGATTTAGGCTTTGCCCCATTTTTTCTTTGTTTAGCATTTATAATTTTTATCAGCTCATCATTTTTATAAACTTTATAGAGAT